CGCTGAACACCAACGACGGCAAGCTGTACTACAAGAACAGCAGCAATGTGGTCACCCTGCTGGCATCGACCGCAGGCTCTGCCGGTGATGTGGTTGGCCCAGCCTCTGCCACTGACAATGCTTTGGCAAGGTTTGACCTCACCACTGGCAAACTGATTCAGAACTCTGTTGGCATCTTGAGCGATGCAGGCGTGCTGACGGGCTTGACTGGCCTCACATCGTCTGGCCCCATTACGCTGTCCAGCCTGACCTCGGGCCGCGTTCCCTACGCCACCACCGCTGGCCTGCTGACCGACTCCGCTAACTTGCTGTACTCAGGTACTGACCTGACTGTCTACGGACTCACCGTAGGCCGAGGACTTGGTGCAGTGGCTACCAACACGGCGGTTGGTACAAGTGCTTTGTCGTCAAATACAATAGGCTCTGAAGTTGTGGGCCTAGGCTACCAAGCCTTGCAAGCAAATACAACTGGATACAGCCTTGTGGCTGTTGGTTACACCGCTTTGAAGGCAAACACAACTGGAACAAGTCATGTTGCAGTTGGGCGTAATGCGCTTTTGGCAAATACAACAGGCTCAAGCAACACTGCCGTTGGTGACCAATCTCTCCAAGCCAACACCACCGCCAGCAACAACACCGCTGTGGGGTATCAAGCTGGGTATAGCAATACTACTGGCGACCAATTTGCATTTGTTGGCTATAAAGCAGGATTTGCAAACACAACTGGTATTAGAGTTACCGCCATAGGGTACTCTTCTGGGGCAGCAAACACCACAGGCAACTACAACGTTTTTGTTGGCTCTTACTCGGGGGGCGCAAACACGACAGGGCAACAAAATATTGCCGTGGGAGATGTAGCATTTCAACAAAATACCACCGGCAGCTACAATGTTGTTTTTGGTTTTGAGGCGTTAAGTAGAAATTTAACATCAAACTCCAATACTGCAATTGGCACTCAAGCGTTACTTTTTAACACATCCTCTAATAACACTGCTGTAGGATTTCAGGCTGGGTATGCCAACACTACTGGAACTGGAGTTACTGCAATTGGCTATGTTGCGTTAGCAGCCAACACTACCGGGCAGCAAAATACTGCCGTAGGTACTCAAGCACTCTACACTTCCACCACGGGCACAGACAACACTGCCATCGGTGCTAACGCAATGCGGAGTGCAACCACTGCAAGCTACAACACCGCAGTGGGTATTAACTCGTTATTTAGTGCAACCACTGGGACGGGTCTTAATACGGCAATTGGTCGGGAATCTATGTATTCCACTACCACTGGTTCTAGCAATACAGCAGTTGGTCAATCAGCCTTGTACACAAACACTACGGGAACTAACAATGTAGCTGTGGGGATTGAGGCGCTAAGGTCAAACACCACCGCTGCCAGCAATACCGCTTTAGGCGGACAAGCAGGCTTTGGAATTACCACTGGCCCCTACAACACTTGCGTAGGTTACTTTGCTGGCTACGCCCTCACCACGGGCGCAGGCAACACCTTTGTTGGCTCATTCCAATCGGGCGGCACTGCTGGCGCTGGCTCTGCTGTAACCACAGGCTCCAAGAACGTCATCCTTGGCGGCTACACAGGTTCTGCTGCTCCCATCTCTACTACTGGCAGCAACTACATCGTGCTGTCGGACGGTGATGGCGTTTTGCGTTATTGGGTGGATAACTCTGGTTTTGCAAATCAATATATACCAGCAAACACTGGGGGCGGTTTTGGTTTTGGCAATTCTGTTGGGTACTATTTGACTCTCAACAATTCGTCTAGCGCTATAACTCAATATGCAGGCATTTTTGGGTCTATCAAAACAAGCACTGCTGGTTCAGAGGATGGTCAGTTTGTAATTGGAGTAAAAAAAGCTGGGACTATGACTTACCCAGTTTTGGTGGACTCCAGCGGCAACGTGGGGATTGGTACTACGTCAATGACGGGTAAGTTTAATATAGTCTACAGCGGAACTTATGGTGTTTATTTAGAAGGCGCGGCAGGTTCTTCAACGCTGCAAATTTTCTTTGCTGGAGCAACAAACGTAGGAAGTATTAGCACAAACGGAACCATTACAGCATTTAACACTGTGTCTGATTACCGACTCAAAGAAGATGTTGCCCCCATGACGGGCGCTTTGGAAAAAGTAGCTGCGTTAAAGCCTGTGACCTACAAGTGGAAGGTTGATGGCTCAGACGGACAAGGTTTTATTGCCCATGAGCTTGATGAAGTCGTGCCCGGTTGCGTTACTGGTCAGAAAGACGCTGTAGACGCTGATGGCAAACCTGTTTATCAAGGCATTGATGTATCGTTCCTTGTAGCAACCCTTGCAGCAGCTATTCAAGAACTCAAGGCAGAATTTGATGCCTATAAATCCACCCACCCCTAACTTGAAAGACTTACCATGACTACCTTTACCACCACCGTTACCCAGATGTACACGCTGCCTCAAGAGGCAGGGCAGACCGATGTCGTCGTCAACGTCAACTACCTCGTCACTGGGGTAGACGGCACATACACCGCCGACATTGGCTTCAGCCAACAGTTCACCATCCAGCAGGGCGAGGCGTTCACGCCCTACGCTCAACTGACCGAAGGCCAAGTAGTTAGCTGGGCTGACCCGCAAACCATCTCCAACATGGCTGCGTGCGTGCAGGGCCAGATTGACAGCATGATTACCCCACCAGTGTCTCCGACATCGCAGCCACTGCCTTGGGTCGCGTAACGGGAAGCCACCACCCGACCTTGGTGGCGCATTGAAAGGACGATGATGGCAAATACTAAAACCCCCATCTCTATCGACGGCGTTGAGTACCAGTTTGAAGACATGACCCAAGAGCAACAGATCTTGGTCAACCATGTCGCGGACTTAGACCGCAAACTTAGCTCGGCAAAATTTAACGTAGACCAGATGCAAGTTGGTCGGGACGCTTTCTTCGGGTTCCTCAAGAACTCCTTGGCGCAGCCCGCAGTGACCGACGCAACCGTAGTGGAGTAAACGTGGAAAACCAGCAATTATTCAATCTTGTCGTGGTGATTGCTGGGTTTCTGGCCGCATACGTTTTGAACAACATGACCCGGCAGATTCAGAAGCTCGAAGACAAGGTCAACGAAATGCCGGTCACCTACGTCATCAAGGGTGACTACCGCGAGGACATTGCCGAGGTGAAGACTATCTTGAAGCAGATTTTTGACAAGCTGGACAGCAAGGCTGACAAGTAAGGAGAACAGCATGGAGTGGCTCAAAGCAATAGCCCCTACAGTCGTTACGGCTCTTGGTGGCCCGTTGGCTGGTATGGCCTTGGCCGCTGTATCTAAAACCCTGAATATCGCTCCAGAGGAAGTGCAGGACGTCCTCAACAGCAACAAGCTCACCGCAGAGCAGGTGGCCTCCATCCAGCTTGCTGAGTTGGAACTGAAGAAGCAGGCCCAGTCGATGAACATTGACTTTGAGCAGTTGGCCGTGGCAGACCGCAAATCTGCACGCGATATGCAAGTTGCCACCAAATCCTACCTTGTTCCCTTGCTGGCGGTCATCATAGTCACCTCGTTTGTTGGCGTGGTTGTTTCAACGCTGGCGGGGTTCTCCACAATTGATTCTGTAATGGCTGGCACTCTGATTGGGTACTTGTCCGCCAAGGCAGACCAAGTGCTTTCTTTCTTTTTTGGCTCATCCGCAGGTAGCCAGCGCAAGACCGAACTGCTTCACCAATCAGCACCAGTCAAATGAAATCTAACTTTGACGCCTGCTTTGCCAAGGTCATCAAGTCTGAGGGTGGGTACGTCAACGATCCTGCCGACAGGGGCGGCGAGACTAACCTTGGCGTGACCATCGGCGCTTGGGGCGCATATCTGAACCGCGCTATCCAGCCGGGTGAAATGAAGGCGCTGACCGTGGATATCGTCAAGCCGTTCTACAAGTCAATGTACTGGGACAAGGTGAGGGGCGATGACCTGCCCGTAGGCGTCGATTACGCCGTCTTTGACTTCGCGGTGAACGCAGGGGTCGGTCGGGCCGCAAAGTTCCTCCAGCGGGCCGTGGGGGCCTTAGATGACGGCGCTATCGGCCCCGGAACGCTGGCCTTGGTGGCCAAAACCACCCCGGGGAAGCTGCTGGATAACTTTGCGGAGCAGAAGGAAGCGTTTTACAATACCCTCGCCGACAAAAACCCAACCCAACAGAAGTTTCTGAAGGGCTGGCTTGCCCGTGTGGACCATGTACAGACGGCGGCTACCTCGATGCTGGCATAAGGATCAACAATGGCTACGACTGCTTACGCTCTGACCTACGACGGTCTGGCCACTCTGGTGCTCCAGTATCTGGAGCGTAGCGACACTGCGGTCGTCAACTTCATTCCCACCGCCGTCATGCTGGCGGAGTTTGAGATCGCGCAGGACATCAAGACCCTTGGCCAGATGATCGTGGCCGACGGCGCAATGACCATCAACAACCCGGTGCTTGCCAAGCCCGCGCTGTGGCGCAAGACGGTCTCCATGACCCTTACCCTTGCCAGCGGTGAAAAGCAGCCGGTGTACCTGCGTAAGCTGGAGTATTTAAGCAGCTACGCGCCCGACGTGACCGCCACCGGCACGCCGCTGTACTACGCCGACTACGACTACGACAACTGGTTCATCGCCCCGACGCCCAGCGCCAATTTTGCTTTTGAGGCGCTTTGCTACACCCGGCTGACCCCGCTGTCGTCCAGCAACCAAACCAACTGGCTTACCCGAAACGCGCCCAACGCCCTGCTCTTCGGCACGCTCAAGCAGACCGCGCCCTTCCTCAAGGACGACGCCCGGTTGGCGGTGTGGTCGCAGATGTTTGACAAGGCGATGGCCGCACTGAAGGTTGAAGACCAGCTCCGCATCGGTGACCGCCAAGCAGTAGCACAGGACTCTTAACATGACCACGTATACCAATCCGTTCACCGGCCAAACCATCAACCCGTCATCGGTCAGCTATGAGGCGTTGACCATCTCGGCCAATACGCTGCTGGACTGGCCTATCAATGGCACAACAGGCACCCCAACGGCCAACATCATCGACGTCACGGCGTCCACGACGAGCCTGAACCTGATATTGCCTCCGGCAACTCAGGTATCCACCGGGCAAACAGTGCTGGTGCGCAACATCGGGTCTAATACTTTCACGGTCACCAGCTACGCGGCCACTGGCGTCGGCGCGACCATCGTCTCGGTTGCTTCCGGTGTTGCCCAGTACCTCTTCCTGACCAACAATTCCACCACAGCGGGTGTCTGGTCTTCCGTGGTGCTCGGCGCAGGCACATCCTCGGCCAACGCCTCTGCGCTTGCCGGGTACGGTTTGCTGGCCATCGGGACCACGCTTAACCAAGCCTACGCGGTTTCGCCGTACACCACGGACCAAACATTGACGTCGGCTTTCCGTGCGAGTTTGGTTGTCTGGAATGGCGGTGTTGGCGGATTCACTTTGCCGTCGGCCTCTTCTGTCGGCGCAAATTGGTTTTGCATGATCCGCAACAATGGCTCTGGCATCCTAACTATCACCCCGGTGGGCGCGGACACGATAGACGGCAACTCAAACCAACAGCTCCAGCTCACCGAGTCGTTGGTGATTGTGTCCAACGGTACAAACTGGAACACCTTTGGCTACGGCCGGTCCAACACTTTTGTCTATACCCAACTAACGCTCTCGCTCACCGGCGGCACAACCACTCTGACGTCAGCGCAGGCCGCAAATACGATCCAGCTTTACTCCGGTACGCTGACATCAAATGCCATCGTCGTAATTCCGTCCACGGTGCAGTTGTACACGATGACAAACAACACCACGGGGGCTTTTTCGCTCACCATTAAAACAGCGGTGAGCGGCGGGGCTACGTTGGCAATCCCGCAAGGCACATCGTTGGTGGTTATTTGCGACGGAACCAATGTCTACAACGCAGGCTCTGGCGCGGCGTCCTCGTTTACCACCATCACGGTCGGCAATGGTTCTTTGGCTGTGCCGTCAATCAAATTTACTGGCGACGTGAATTCGGGCATCTACTTAGTAACTACGAGCCAAGTTGGATTTGTTGCTGCGAACACGCAGGTTGGGTACTACAACGCCAGCGGCTTGACCATGGCCGGTACAGGCACGTTTATCGGCGGCGTTCTCGGCGGGACGTTTTAATGACCGCAAAAGTCATAGCCATGCAGATTCCCGCTGGTATCCAGCGGGATGGAACCGTGCTGGACTCGCCTTGTTACGTTGACGGTAAATGGGTCCGTTTTCAACGCGGACGCCCACGCAAGATTGGCGGGTACAACGGCATTTTTTTGAATGCCGCAGGTATCTCGCGCGGCATGGCCATGACCGCCGTAAACGGCTTTAACTACGTGGTCTCAGGCTACAACAACGGCCTGCAACAATGGGTGACGGATACCGACGGCGGCGCTGGCTCGGGTCCCTACAACTACCTCCTAAACAACTTCACTGCCAACGATGACAACCTGTGGCAGTTTGATATTGCCTTTGACTCTACCGGCGGCAGCACCAACAACTTGGTAGCGCATCCCGGCCAAAATCTTCGGTTCATTACCTCCACGGTGAACACCCCGGTGTTGTTTGGAACTTTTCCGGGCAGCTTTGGTTTTCTGACCAGTGTGACCATCACCGGCGTCGCAGGCCAGTTTGCCTGCGTCAATTCCGGTGTCATTCTCACTGTTGGCCAACAGCTCACAATCAGCGGCACGTATGGGGGCACGGGCAGCATAACCGGGTACGTAAATCCCACAACGTACTTCATCATTGCCACCAACGGGTCAACAACTTTCACTCTGTCCGCAACTTTCGGCGGCACGGCCATCACCACGACTGCTGGCACGCCCACCGGTCTGACCTATACCGCTGCGCCATCGCTGTCCAAGGTCGGCCTATTCACCGCAGAAGGCGTTACGGTCAATACCAACACCACGTTCACCCTATCGGCGGCCAACGTCCGGGTCGGGGCTGGCCAGTCCATCACCGGGTCCGGCATACCGGCGAACACAACGGTCGTCTCGGTCGCCGGAACCGCCGTGGTGATGTCCGCAGCGGCCACCGCGTCGGCCACCATAACGGCTACTTTCGACAACAACATCGCCGTATCCGGCGGGTGCGTGGTTATCCACCCGTACTTGTTCATCTACGGCAACAACGGCCTGATCCAAAACTCCAGCGCAGGCGACTTTGCAAACTGGGTCTCGCCGGACGCCAACGCGACCAACGTGGCCACCGGCAAGATCATCAAGGGGCTACCCATACGCGGCGGCTCAACGTCGCCCAGCGGCCTGTTCTGGGCTGCTGACGCACTGATTCGTGTGAGCTTCCAGCCGTCCAGCTCGGGCGGCGTGAACTACTACTGGGCGTACGACTTGGTAAGCAGCCAGACGTCCATCATGTCGTCCAGCAGCGTCATTGAGTACGACGGCATTTTCTACTGGTGTGGTGTTGACCGGTTTCTCTCATACAACGGCGTGGTGCAAGAGATCCCGAACAACAACAACCAAAATTACTTTTTTGACAACTTGAATTACGCCCAGCGCCAAAAGGTCTGGGCTACCAAGGTGCCGCGTTATGGCGAGATCTGGTGGTTTTACCCCAAGGGCGACGCCACCGAATGCACCGACGCCATCATCTACAACACCCGGGATAAGACGTGGTACGACGCCGGGCAGGCGCTTGGTGCGCGCCGATCTGCGGGCGTGTTTTCTGAGGTGTTCCCCAAGCCGGTGTGGGCGGGAACTGAGGTCAATAGCGCCGGTACGTACACCCTGTGGCAGCACGAGACGGGCTACGACCAGATCTACCTCACCAGCGTAACCGCCGTTCAAAGTTACTTTGAGACCTTCAACATTGGTACGCTGGGTGGGCTGGTGGGCACGCCACAGCAGCCCGGCGACAATCTGTGGACCCGCATTGAGCGCATCGAACCGGACTTCGTGCAGGTCGGCGACATGACCGTTGTGGTCACCGGGCAGGGCTACGCAGATGACGTTGTGGTGGAATCCGACCCCTACACTTTTTCGCCCGGCACGCTCAAGGTCGACATGCGCGAACAACGCCGAGAGATGCGGTTGCGGTTCCAGTCAAATATCTACAACGGCAACTACCAAACTGGGCGCGTGCTGCTGTCCCTCACCACCGGCGACGTGCGCTCCACGGGTAACCCATGATCGACATCACCCAAACCAAAGAGGTCTACGACCCACGCGGCCTGTCGTGGGACTTATGGTGCGCATCAATGGCCAGCCTGTTTGCGGCCAACCAGCTCGGGACCGTGGAAGAATCGCGTTGGCACGAATGGGCCAACGGGTTGGCCGGTATCGGACGTTTCACCGGTGCGCCGGACAGCCGCAGCTTCAGTACGTGGCAAGATTGGGCGTTTGCCCTCAATAACTCGTTGCGGAGATAGATATGCCTGATGGTACTGGCGGCGGTGGAGAAGGCGCAGGCGGCGGCACCCGGGGCGGTGTTGGCGGCGGCGAAGGCGGCGGCAGGGGTGGCGGCGGTACTGGCCCCGGCTCTGGTGGAGAAGCACGCGCCGGAATGAGCTTTGCCGGTACTGGTAGCGGACTAAGTGGCAGTGGGGTTGGCGCAGCGCAGGCTGGTCGAGGCGGAAATGGGCCGGGCGGAGGTGGCCGCGATGGCGGCAACGAAGCTGATGCCAGAGAAGCACAGGAGGCTGAAGCTAACAGACAGGCTATAGCGGCCCAAGCCGCTGCTGCTGCTGCTCAAGCCGCTGCTGCTGCTCAAGCCGCTGCTGCGGAAAAAGCTGCGCTAGAGGCAAAAAACGTAACCATGGCGCGCCTCGCAGCGGAGAAGGTCGCCACAGATAGAGCAGCGGCAGAAGCAGCCGCAGCCGCAGCCGCTGAAGCCGCAAGACAGCCTGTAACAGAATCAGCGCCAGAAGCGACTCCTGTTTCACCAATATCGTACGCAGGCAACTACCCTACTGCGCCTACAGCACCCGGTCTAGATGCCGTAGCGCCTACGTCTGTAGCGCCCGAAGCCCCAGCCAACACAGAAAACAATTCATTTGATTTTGACTCAAACAGAATAAGAGACTTGCGGATGGCACGCGATGCCGAATTGTCTTCGTATTTTGGAAAAGATGCCAACAAGTACGCCACCACGGCAGACCAAGACCCTGACGCAAGAGTCGCAGTTTTTGGAAAGTTAATGGGGGACACAAAAAAAGGAACAATGACCATTGGGTCTGGCGATAAAGCCAGAGAAGTTTCGGTTGATGTCCCAACAAACAGTTGGGCCGATGTGTACGGAAGAGCGCCAACATACTCAGAAGCCAAAGCGCTTCAAGCAGCGGGTTTGGGGAACATGACAAACGCCGGTGCCCGCAACACTTTTGGCCTCAATGTCCCTGTGGTTGGCGTAACGGGGCTCGTCACCAACGAACCCGGCCAGACAGCCGATAGCATTGTTGCGGCGACGGACTTCACCAATTTTGTGACGCCGTTAGCAAAAGCGGCTGCAATGTTCGTTCCCGGAATGAGCACCGTAATGACCATCAAAGACTTAATTGATGGGACAACTACGGTAGGGGACATCGCGTCTAACTTTGCGATTGGGGTGCTTGCCAAGCAATTAGGCATTTCCGTGGGCACGCTCCGAGCAATGGTTAATGGAGATTTTGGAGGTGCGCTTGCTTCCACAATGATAGGCAAACTCAACCCCGCTCTGGCAAAAGAGTTTGGTATAAACCCCGCGCTTTCGGCACTTGTTGGTCAACAAACCGGTATTTATGGCGCGCTTTCTAAAACAATCGATAAAACTTTTAGTGGGTTGGACCAGAGTAGCTGGGGGAAAAACACAAAGAGCTTTGCTAACGCCATTAACGGTGGATTCCAGAGTCTGGGCATCACGACTGGCACGGGCGGAGCAAATGGCGCTACCGGTCAGGCTATAAACACCGGGTTTAGCACCGAGGATGCGATAGATCATTACCTTAACGCTCCCAGCAACAGCGGCGGCGGATCTTCTGGCGCTCCCGCACCGGCGGCACCAGCGGCTCCTACTACGCCACAGTCGCCTTTGTCATCGCTTGGAACCGGGGCGGGCACAAGCTCTGGCGTAAGCTCTGGCGCAAGCGCCGGAACAAGCTCAGGCGGGTTGCCGTCAACCGGCATACAGAACGCGAGAGCATCCGAAGGAAAACTTTTACAGGTAGGTGAAATGGGATCGAAATACACACCTTATGGGCAGGAACTGGCCCAGTTGAAATTAGCCCCAGACGAGTTCACCACGCAAGCGGACATTGGCAACATTCCGACGTACAACATGGATATTGCCAAGGCCGCAAACGCGCCGTTTGTTGCTCCGGTGGACCCATTTGCGCAGTTTGCTTCGGCGGCCCCACCCACCGAGTTTGGTGCGATTGACCCATCGATCTTGTACTCCGCAACAGGCGGGCCGGTGCGGCACTTTGCTGACGGCTCTTCCGCAACTACCGAGACTACGCCGTCGGATGAGAACATGATGGCCTACTACCGGTCACTTGCCGGGCGCTCGGCGGACGCCGATGTCGCTGCGGCGCTCAAGAGCCTCAGCAACTACGACTCCACATCGGGCATGGTGTCTCCCAAGGCCCAGATGCTGCGCATGGGCCAGATGGGTATGTCCACCCCACCCAAGGTGCTGCCGCAGCTTGCAGCCCTGTTGCAGGCCCGTGGCATGCGTCTGGCCGAAGGTGGCCAACCGGATGACCACAAGCACCCCAACTACGACGGGACCCCGGTGTTCCGCACCGGCGGCCTCAGTGGGCTGGGCGGGAAGTACGTGGAAGGCAAGGGCAACGGAACCAGCGACGACATCACGGCCATGCTGGCCGATGGTGAATACGTCTTCAGCGCCGACGTGGTCTCCGCGTTGGGTAACGGCTCCAACAAAGCCGGTGCGCAAGCCCTAGACAAAACGGTTCAAGCAATCCGCTCTCGCGCCCGATCCGCGCCCCCGGACAAACTACCCCCGGACGCCAAGTCGCCGTTAGAATACATGCAGTCTGTGAAAGGCAAAAAATATGGCTGATCTGCTTCAGTCGTCAGCAACAACCGCGACGACGACACCCTCGTACTACACCGACTACATGACCAACCTTGCCCAAAAGGGCACGGCGGGGGGTAACGCGGCCCAATACGTGGGGGCCACGCCGCTTCAGCAACAGGCTTTTGGCGCTGTTGCCCAAAATGTAGGCAACTACCAGCCAGCGCTGGCTGCCGCCGGGGCAAACTACGGCACTGCCCAGAACACCAACATCATCGGCCGGTCCGACCCATACTTTCAAGCCGGTACACAAACCAGCGGACTGACACAAGCCAACCCTTACCTCGCAACGGGATTGGCCGCCAGTGGCGCAAACGTAGCCAATCCCTACCTAGCTGCTGGCACGGCAACGAGCGGGACCGCAACTGCCAATCCGCTCATCTCGCAAGGCGCAGGCATAAACGCGTTGTCATCGGCCAACCCGTATCTTCAAACCGGAACGCAGACCAGCGGCTTGTCGCAGGCCAATCCATACCTTGCGACTGGATTGGCAGCTAGTGGCGCAAATGCAGCCAACCCATACATAGCCGCTGGCACGGCGACAAGCGGAGCCGCAACTGCCAACCCGCTTATCTCGCAAGGCGCAGGCGTAAATGCGTTGTCATCCGCCAACCCGTACTTGTCGGCGGGCACCGCAACAAGTGGGGCATCAGTTGCCAACCCGCTCATTTCGCAAGGCGCGGGCGTAAACGCGCTGTCATCGGCCAACCCATACTTGTCGGCGGGCACCGCAACAAGTGGGGTGACAACTGCCAATCCTTACCTGACGTCAGGCACGGGCAGCGCCGCCGATTTGATCGGCAACTACATGAACCCGTACACCCAAAGCGTGGTGGACCAGATCCGGCTTGCAAACCAACAAAACATTGCCCAAAACCTTTCGCCGGGCATTACCTCTGGCGCAGTAGGCTCCGGTCAGTTTGGTTCCCAACGGGGCGCAAACGCCCTTGCGCTAGGCATCTCCAACGCCAACATCGGCGCGCTTGGTGTGCAAAATCAAGCTCTGCAATCCGGGTACGCTAACTCATTGGCTGCGGCCCAGCAACAACGCGCTAATCAGCTTGCTGCCGGTCAAACTGCGGGCACTTTGCAAAATCAATTTGCGCAGAACCAAGTCAACGCGGGTCAGATTGCTGGAAACTTGCAAAATCAAACCGCGCAAAATCAAATTACGGCTGGCCAAAACTTGGGCGCATTGCAGAATCAATTTGCCCAAAATCAAGTCAATGCCGGGCAGATCGCAGGGAACTTGCAGAATCAGACCGCGCAGAACCAGATCACGGCTGGCCAAAACTTGGGCGCATTGCAAAACCAATTTTCCCAGAACCAAGTCAACGCCGGGCAAGTTGCAGGAAACTTGCTCAATGCTTACGGTCAAAATGCGCTTGCTGCTGGCCAAACTGCGGGCACACTGCAAAACCAATTTGCCCAAAACCAAGTCAATGCTGGCCAGATTGCGGGGAACTTGCAAAACACGATGGCGCAGAACCAGATCACGGCTGGCCAGAATTTGGGTGCCTTGCAGAATCAAGCCAACGCCAATCAAGTCAATGCTGGGCAGGTCGCAGGAAACCTGCTCAACACCTACGGCCAAAATGCGCTTACCGCTGGCCAGACCGCAGGCACCTTGCAGGGCCAATTCAACACCAACCAAGTCACCGCCGGGCAGGCGGCTGCGAATGCTGCATCCCAGCAGGCGGCTGCGCAGACTGCTGCGGCCACCGGTCAGCTCAACCTTGGCCAACAGATACAGCAAAGCGGGTTGACGGACGTGAACGCGCTGTCCACCTTGGGCCAGCAGCAACAACAGATCGCCCAGAACCAGCAGCTATTCCCGCTGGATGTGGCCGCCAAGCAGGCCGCCATCCTGAGCGGTGCCCAGATCCCGACGACGGTGCAGCAGACCATGGAAGGATCGCCCCTGTCCGCCATCGCGGGACTGGGTGGCTTGACCGCTGGCATGTTCGCCTCGCAACCACGGTACGACCCCGTGACCGGCAGGATGGTTGGATCTACAAGCCCAATTGAAAACATCATTTCGGGAGTCGGATCGGCTATTGGCTCAAGGGGCACCAACGGTGGCAACGGCAGTGGTATTTTGGGCGGCTTAACCTCTCTGTTCCCCGGGTTTGGTTCGGGGACAAATACGGGAACTACATCGCAATACCAAGGGCTTAACGATCCAAACGCTATGGAGCAACTTACTAGAGGTCAAGCACAACCTGATTTCAGCAACCCAAATTATGGTGCTGCGTATGACCCTAACCAAGGTCAAAGGGCAGATTTAGGTGGCGGCCGTTACATTCAAGATAATGACGGCAATTACGTGTTCATGTACGACGGCAGCTCGGTCGACAATGCCAACACAGATATGGGGATGAACCAATTTGCCGGATTTGGGCAAAACCCCTTTGCTGAGGATGAGTACCTCAGACAAGAACGCGAGCTAAACGACCCGATGGGATACGGATATGCCTTTGCTTAATTAAGGACATAAATTATGGCGGAAATTAAAGGCAATCTTGGGTTTGCGGACCCTTCAAAGCTCAATCAGTACGGGGCTAAAGAAGAGGACATATCCGAGTACCAGCAATCGCTTCAGGACAGCATCAACGCGCTCCAGATGCGCTATGCCCAGCCCAACTGGTTCAATGTCGCTGCGGGCTTTTTCAAGCCTCAGTTGGGCGGCTTTACGGCCTCCTTGGGCAGCGCGTCGGAAGCCCTTGGCCAGAACATAGAAAAGCAACGGGAATCGCAGTTGCCCATCGCGCAGATGCGCAGTCAGCTTGCCCTGTCCAAGATCACCATGGGGCAAAACAAACAAGGCGCTGACCTATTGAAGGACTGGGAGGGGCGCGGTAGCCCACCCGGTGAGATGCCTGCCTTGGCGCAAAAGCTGGAGTCCTTGGGCTCAACCGGTTTGGCCGCAGGTATAAAAGGCAAGATCGACACCATGCGCTCCACCACCGCGTCGGATCAACAGGCGCTCCAGATTTTCTACCAGAAACGCTCTGCGGACATAGCTGCGATTAACACGCAACTTGTAGGCAAATTGATTACGCCAACGCAAGCGGCGGCAGCTATGCGCGAGATAGAAAGTCGTGTACCTCCGGCGGCCACTAACTTTTCTCCGCTCGGTAAAAGCGATAAGGCTGCCGCTCCTGCAATTGCTGAACCCGCCGCCGCCGAGCCAAAATTGGCCGAGGGCATGACTAAGCAATTTCCCGCTGCGGCTGCGGCCCCTGCTGCTCCTGCTCTTGCTGCGGCTGCGGCCCCTGCTCTTGCTGCGACTCCTGCTGCTGCTGCGACTCCTGCTGCTGCTGCGACTCCTGCTGCTGCCGAGCCTGCGGTTGTTGCTGCGGCTCCGGCTGCTGTTGCTGCCGCAGAGAAAAAAGCAAGAACGGTGATTCCATCGGCACTTAGCTTGCACACCGAAACCGAGATGCCGGAAGCGCAAATAGCGCAACGATCCAAAGACGCGGAAGCGCTTCAAAAGAACGCGTTGAAATCCTACGAAGGTCTTCAAGCAATTGCCGCGCCGCAGAACTTTAATAAGTTTGTGGTCCCGGTGGATAACTCTTTACGCCTTTTGGGCTACGAGCCCGATCCGACAAAGAAGATGAACCCTGCAGTGCAGGCAGCCAATCAGAAGATGGCGCAAGAAGCAATGGGCATGATGAAGGGTAGCCTTTGGAAAGGTGTACTGACGGCTTTCAACGAAGGTGTCGGAGCAAAAGCTGGCGACTTTTACGCCAACGTAAATTTGCCGGTGCAAAAGTTTCTTGCGGCCATAAAAGACCCAAAAATGCAAGATTACATGCGCGACCTTATGCAAAACTTTGCGCAGGTAGCTATCCAAAAACAACAGCTCGGTGGGCTTAATCCAAGCACCGGGCGTAATGTTGAATTCAACCTGTTTGGTGAAAGCTCCCCTTCCATGGAGCACTCCACGCCAAAGAGCGCGTTGAAGAACTTGCTGCACATGCGCACCGCGCTGTACCAAACCAAATCTCAACATGATTTTGTACAGGACGTTATTAGCGGGAACCATCCTGAATACGAAATCAATCCCGATACCGGTACACGGTTTTACGATGTGCTTTCACACCCAGCCTACAGCGCTTTGCAAAAACCTTGGCTGGAAAAACACGCGGATATTGAAAAGCATTTCGGAGGTAAATAGCCATGGCAGAAGGCGACATCCTGTTTGACCGTATACCGGACTATTCCGATGACAAAAAATCCGCGCCTGCCGCCGCTGCTAAAAGTGAACGCCCGCGCGCGTCTTCAGAACATCAACAATTGAATGATGCAGAACGTCGGGCAATTTTAGAAACCGAGTTGGCTGAAAGAATAAAATGGTTTGAAGAAAACAACCGCAAGCCAACCCCGAATGGCAAAAAAGAAGGGGACGAATTTAAGGCTAAATTGATTCGTACCGAGGCTGACATTGAAGGGCTTAAACGCGAAATAGGCCGGATGGGGCCCGCCCCAGAAGCGTTGCCCGCCGCAGCACCAGCAGAAGCTGCGCAAGCCCCTTTAGGCGAAGGTGACGTCAAATTTGGTGAAGTGCCCAACTACGCTGAGGACGCCAAGGACACCGGGGACCGCATGGGTATAACACCCACGCAAGCAGCAATTGGGGCTGGCAGCGCGGGGGCCTTACTAGGCGCGTCGAGGAAGCCCGACTACCGTCAAGCCTTTGTGGATCTGGCGAGTAATGTGCATGGTGTCCCTGTGGAGACCGTGGAGAACTACTTGCGCGAAAAGTATCCACAACCAGCTACGGGTGAGCAAATAGCCCGCGATATAGCCCGGCAAGAGATAGCCCGTAGAAGTGCCGCCCCTGCTTCAGTTACCGTTGCGGAAAATGTTGCGAACACCGGAAACCTTGTCACGGATAAGCATGGAACCGTCAGGTGGGTAGAGCCCCGCGTGTCCACCAAGGTAGGCATACCCAGCGCTCTGACAGACCAGATAATCACATTGACCGGCGGCGCAAATGTGTCGGGCTCTGGTGAAAACATACTTGCACAAAATGCCGAGAGAGTGCGCAAGCTGGAAGCCATGGGTTACGACGTGGCCAATATGTCAAAAGAAGGCGATCTGTTGGTGCCTCAAGAGTACCGCACAAGGCCGGAGCCCCCACGAACACCTACTTGGTCATCCGGGCGCGGGACTGTGAATTATCAGTTGCCTAAAAAACCGCTTGATCCGGTGCAGCAATTGGGCAGAACACGCCCACAAGTCGATATGGCGGCGGGTTCACCCCTGCCCGTTGTTGCGCCCACTGCCGCGCCTGCTGCCGTTGCACCCGTCGCTGCGCCTACTACGGCCACGGCAGCGGGAAGCGCATCCTACCTCGACGACTTGCAAAAGCGCATACAGAAGGCTGGCGGCCTCGCAGAAGTGCTTTCTCGCGGCGCTAAGGCGGGCCTGTACGGTGGCGCTACGGCCATGAGCGGATTGGACCTATGGCACGCCATAAACAGCATGATGCAAAACGGCGTGAACCCAGAAAATGCCGCGCAGGGTGTCGAGGGCGCGGGGTTCCTTGGCGCGTTGAAGTATCCTCGGCTTGGGCTGGGCGTAGCTGGCGGGGCTAAAACCGCCCGCGCTGGTGAAAGTATGTACGACACCGGGGTAACCCCAGAGAATGCCGCCAAAATGGCCAGTGGGCTTGGCATCGCGGCTATGCCTTATGGGCGCTACGGCGCGGGCGTAGGCGCGGCGATGCAGATCCCCGAACTGACTATCGCGGCTAAAGAAGGACTTTTGGAACTGGCCAAGAAAAACCCACAATGGCTTAAAGCGGCAATCAACGCAGGGTCTTTTGACCCCATGCCGGGACAATAAATTCTCCTCTGGTCTTACGACCTTAGCCCCCAGCGATGGGGGCTTTTTTATTGGAACAGCCGGTCCAAGAAGCCAATGGCCAGCATGACGGCCATGAAGCAAACCCACAAAATTATGGTTTTCACATCGCCCCGCGCTTGTCGGTAAGAGCCCCGGCCACCCCGGCGTTCAGCGACCGCACAAACTTGATGCACTCCGCACGCTCGGCGCGGGCGTACTTCAGCGCCACGGCCTTCTCCACCGCCGCGCACAGCTCGTAGACGTCCACGTCGTTGGCGTACAGCCCGTCCTTGTCGAGCATGTCGCAGCTCAAAAATACGTTGCGCATTTCCTCTTTTGTAAGCATGCTTTTCTCCATGTTGATGTAACTAAAGGTTAGATTATAATGCGGGCATGACCCTCGCCGAGTATTTCAAAACCGATGTCCGTGGTGCGAAGGCCGAGATGGCCCAATACCTCGGCATCACCTCGACGTGGATGGCCCTCCTGATTGCGAAGCGCCGTCAGCCATCGCCAGCCTTGGCTGTTGCGATAGAAAAAGCAACTGCGGGGCTTGTGACGCGGCAAGAGCTTCGGCCTGATCTGTTCGCCTGACCTGCTCACGCCACGCGGACAGCAGGACCTTGTTGTCCTCCCTCATCTGCTCGTTCTCGTCCGCCAGCTCGCGGGCCAGTTTCTCCAGCCCCTCGCGGCTCCACTGCGTAAAGTCTGCCTTTGCCATTTGTCTTCCTTTTCTTCATTGAATCCAACAACACGTCCTGCACCCGGCGCTTGGTGGTCAGACGCTCCAGCACCAGCTCGTCCACGGTGTTGCGGGCGATGATCCGGTGGATGAACACCGGGCGGTCGTAGCCCGCCTGTAGCTGGCGCGTCGGGCCGATACGCTCGATTATTTGCAGGTGCTCCTCAAGGTTCCAGTTGGGCGAGAAGAACACCAGTATGTTGCCGCCGTCCTGTAGGTTCAGGCCGTGGCCAGCGCTTGCCGGGTGGGCAAACAGGACCGGGATCTTGCCCGCGTTCCAGTCCACGATGGTGGCCGGGTTCTTGTCCAGATGCCTGCCCTGCGGGAACGCCTTCAGCAGCCGCGCAAGGTCGCTCTTGAAGTTGTAGGCCACCAGCACCGGCATGCCCGCCGCCTCCTCGATGATGGACTCCAGCGCCTCCAGCTTGACCTTGTGGGTCTCCTTCCACTTGCCGGTGTCGTCGGTGTAGGCCGCGCCAGCGGCAAGCTGCAGGCACTTGACGGTCTTTGCGGCGGCGTTGAACGCCTCCAGCTCAATGCCCTCCAGCTCGGTGTACATCGCGTCTTCCATCTCCTTGTAGTGCTTGCGCGCCTTGGGCGGCAGGTCCACCATGATGTTGTTGACGATGGGCTCGTGCAGGTCGAACCAGTCGGCCGCGTCGATGGTCAGGCAGACGTCGCGCAGCTTGTCTTGAATCTCGGTCTGGGCACCCGGCAGCGGTATCTTGCTGAAGCCGTCAAAGCCGGTGCGGAACCAGCGCTGGTCGAACGCGGTGAACGTGCGCCCCAGCCGCGTCCCGGCGTCCACGAACCACGCCTGCCCCCACAGGTCCTTCAGGCCGTTGCTGGCCGGTGTGCCGGTCAGCTCGATCAGCCGGGTGATGCGGGTGTGGGCGATGGAGCCCAGCGCCTGCGCACGCTTGCCGCCTTGGCGCAGCCGGAACGACTTGACCTTGGTGGACTCGTCTAGCACCACGGTCTTGTAGGGCCACCTGTCGCCCCAGTAGGCGACCAGCCAGACCAGTTGCTCGTAGTTGGTGGTGTAGATGTAGGCCGGTGAGCGGATCGCCTCGATGCGCTCCTTCTCCGTGCCCGTAATGACCGACACGTTGATGTCCTTCAGGTGGGCCCATTTCAAGACCTCTGAGGGCCACGTGGTGGTCGCCACGCGCAGCGGGGCCACGATGAGCACCGGGCCGTCCTCGACCAGTTGCAGGCCGTCCAGCGCCGTCAGCGTGGCCACCGTCTTGCCTGTGCCCATCCCAGCCCACACCGCGCAGCGCGGCGTGTCGATGATGTGGTCGATGATCAGGTGCTGGTAGGGCCGGGGTATGAATTCTGTTCTCATGCTATTAGGTTATCCACGGGTTAGTTTAAGCACCAGCCACCACAGACGCACCTTGGCAACCCACATCCGCAGCGCCAAGCCGATCAATTGGCCGGGCTGCAGGTCAAGGCGGTAGCTCCAGCCGCCATCCTGCGCACAGGCAACGATCCGCACCGCGCCTTGAATCCGACCGGGCCGTTTAAAGGCTTCCGTAGTTACCGTGGCATCGCCGGGCCAGCCCCGGTAATGCGCGGGGGGAATGTCAAAATATATTTTCATGCTAGTAGGTTGTCCACGGCTTCGTATGAATCGATGACTTCCACCAGCTCACCGAGTTTGCGCATGCGGTTGTGCTCACGCACTTGGTGGGGCTCTGGCTTCTTGCCGGGTGCCTTCAGCTCAATCCAGATGGGCATCCGGTTGGGCAACATCACCCGGCGGTCCGGTGCGCCGACGTGGCCGACCCACTGGGCCTTGCGTATCTGGCCGCCGACGTCCTTGACGCGCTTGACGAGGTACTTCTCGATGTCCGATTCACGTGTCATTCTTCGTCGTCCTCGTTTTCCAACTCTTCCAGCTCGGCCTGCAAGTCGATGGCAATGGCCAGCAACGCGGCCCGCTCGGTGTCGCCCTTGATGTAGGCAAGGCGCTCTGCTTCTTCTGGTGTGATCATGTCAGTCCTTTCGGTATCGGTATGTTTCAAAGCCCGCAGCCGCAAGCGGCATGTCGGGTGCCCAGTCCGGGTTCGTGGCCAGCAACGATGACAGGTGGTCGGCGTTGAACTCCGGTTGGTCGGGGGCCTCGGCGATGATCTCGTCATGCACCGTCAGCACTATCTGGTAGCCCGCTTCTTCGATGCGGGGCATGTTGGCCGCCATCACGTCGCGGGCGACGGCTTGGCACAGGTTCTCGAACAGCTTGCCGCCGTGCGTGCTGATCCGCGTCCACTTGCGCGTGAACTGGTCCACGCCCATGTAGGTGACCG